TCAATGGGCAAGCTGATGGACACGATACCGGGTAACGGTGTCACGCGCCACCTGTGGAACATTTGGGAATGTATTTCCCAATGCGGAGAAGAGAGACATGAGCACGGAAGAAACTGCGGGGAGTGCCCGCTTGGAACCGATTGCCTTGCTGCCCGATCCGATGCGATCCGTACCGTTGGGCGAGGTGATAATGGAACACCGCGCGATGCTCAACCAGTTGGCATTGCAGCAGAACGTCATGGCATCTTTGCTGTCGAGGATGCAATCAAACGATACCGGACACTGAGCCGGGCAACAATCGACGCAGAATACCTGTGTAAGCGACCCTCGCCGGCCGGCATGGTTTATCCCGCGTTCGACCCACATAAGCACTGCGTGGACAAGGCGCCCGAACGTCTGGACGTTTACCGCACGATTGACTGGGGCTACCGCACGTTTGTTTGCCTGTGGATAGCCAAGGGCAAGGGCGTTGACGCTCCTGTGTGGCTCCTAGACACGTACAAGGCTGAAGACGGGACGCTCAAGCAGCACGCCGATTACATCAACACCCACCCGATAAAGAACATCAAGGCCACATTCTGTGACCCTGCTGGTAGACAGCACAACGACCAGACGGGCCGGACGAACATGGCGGAGATGGGTGGGTATCTGGGCGTTCGTATCCGATGCCGGGTTGACCGGCGCAGCACGGACGTTGCCAATGGTATTAAACTGGTCACGAACTACATCGACCCCGCCAGCGGCCCGCCTAAGTTCCATATCGTAGACACGCCCGCCAACCGGGCTACGGTCAAGGCGTTGCAGTCATACGAGAACATGAAGGTCAACGGGATCTACATTGACAAAGTGAAAGACCCGCAGGAGTTCGAGCATATCCCAGACGCCGTAAGATACTTCTTCATCAACACCAGTCAATCAACGGCTATGACTGACATTCCGACAGGTTCATAATGCCAATCGACCCGACGACCAAACACACATTATACAACGAATACGCGGACCAGTGGCAGCAGAATGTGGACTTTGCGGAGATGCGCAAGTCTGTGTTAGACGAAGGCACGTACCTGGATAGGTGGGGCGACGATCCGAAAGAAGTGATCTCACAGTACAACCTTCGCAAGAAGATGTCCATGACACTCGACCTGTCACCGGATCTGATCGAGATGCGGTTGACCGAGTTGTTCCGGGTAGCTCCGAAGCGGTCATTTGAGGAATCACCGTACAAGGCTCAGATAGAGCGGTTCCTGGAGAACGTGGATACTGGCGGAACGTCGATGGACGCATTCATGCGCAGGTCGTCCAAGATGATGCTGGTCAACGGGATTGATATTCTCGTTGATAAGACGGTGTCGGAAATCGAACCGCTGACGGCGATGGATGAGAACACATTGCCGTTCCTGTCGGGTTTCGGTCCTTTGGAGCGATACGATTGGGCGGTTGACCACGCGGGCCGGTATATCTGGGTGATGTACTTCCTGGGCGAAGAGGCCGCACAAGAGCCCGGTGACGAATCCGAGGGCGTGAAGCGATATGTGCTGTATACGCGCGACTCTGTAACTGTCTATTCGGTGGACTCAGACGGTAACCAGACATCCGAAACACGCCCGCACACGATGGGCCTTGTTCCGGTCGTTCAGTTGTACTGGGGCCGATCAATTCACGTTGACCAGAAGGCTATCGCAATTAGTCTTATGGACGAACTCGCCCCGCTGGCCCGGTACATGCTCAACCTTGTATCGCAAGGCCAGTTTGATCTCTACATGACGGTAGCGTTCTTTGTGGCGATTGGGTTGACTCCCGATGAAGTGAGTAGTGCCGTTGGCGCCGGGATTATCAAGACTATCCCGATAGCTGAAGGCGACTTTAAGCCCATCGTCACGCAAGTTGACCACATCAAAGAGAAGGGCGCCTGGATTGACCGCCTCATGCTCACAATGATGCGGAAGGGTAAGTTGTTGGGTCTCAACGCTTCTCTCGAGGGCCGCGCGTCTTCGGGCGTGCAGGTCATGGTGGAAGCCAGCCCGTTGCACAGCGAACTGTCGAGCGTGGCTGACATGCTGGGCGCCGCCGACCAGGAGATAGTCCGTCTTGCGATATCGAGAGTGGAAGGGAAGCCTATCACACTCGACGAACTCGGCTACACGGCGGTCTACAACAAGGTCTACACGCTACAATCACCGAAAGCCTTGATCGAAGAGGCTAAGCAGTTGATGGATGTCGCGGGCATTGAGGAAGTTTCGAGTCTCGGGCGGCTACAGTTCCGCAAGATACTTGACGTTCTGGCCCGCCCCGGTTCGAAGGAGCACAAAGAGGCGTTAGAACAGTTGGAAGCCTTTAACGGCACGAGCATCATACCGAGCCTTCCGCCCGTGGAAGACGGCGATGAGTAATGGCAAAGCAGATAGTAGCAGCAGTTCGCCTCAAGCGCAAGGTGCTGGAAGGCGTCAATATGCAATCGGATGTCCTGGATATCCTGACTGCGTACACTCGCCAGGTGATGTTCACCCGCCCCGGACCTGAAACAACGCGGATGCGCAATGAGCTTATCAGGCTCATGCGTGCCAAGTACTTTCCGATAGCCGAGGAGTCGGGCCATAAGTCAGCGGTCCCTGTGCTGGATAAGATTGGCGGTGAGGCGGCGGTAGCGTCGGCGTCACCGATCACAGGCACGCCGGCGAGAGTCTTTTCGACGTACCGGACGAACAATACACGCTGGTTCGCCGAGGAGGTCAACGCTGGTACTTCCGCACTGTCGTCAGAGTTAAGGGCTGAGATTGCCCGAGCGAGCCGTGACGGTATCGCACAGGCTCAGATGCGGACGGACGTTATCAACTCGTACAAGGCCGAACTGAAAGCGATCAAAGCCAAGCGTAAGATATTGCGGGCTGCTAATATTGACGTAGCGAACGCAGAAGCCACAGGCGACCTGAAGGCGATCAAAGCCGCCAAGAAGGAAGTAGCGAAGGCAAAAGCCGCTACCCGCCGGGTTTCTACCGCGATGGGCAGGCTTGAGAACAAGGTGCAAGGCGCCGCTCGGGACGCTGTACGTCGTGAGACTCAACAGGCACAGTTCGCCAGCTACCGCCAAGCCGGATACCATACGTTCACTTGGGTAGCGGTCGGCGGTTCGCTTGCTTGTCCCGATTGCGATGCTCTGCACAACGATACTCGGAGCGTCCGTGAATGGCAAGGTCAGATGCCGGGCGACGGTCACACCGTTTGCCTCGACTCGTGCATATGCGAGCTTGTGCCTGACCAGTTCATCGACAAAGAGAAACCGATTACGGGGCCGGTTAATCCGTACCTGTTCCAAGAGTTGTATCACGCCGAAGGAGAAGGCATGACGGGCAAAGAAGCGAAAAAGGTTGTGCGATGGTTCCAGGCTAACATTGGCCTCGACGATTGGACGATAGACATTGCCATTGGCGAGCCGCAATACGAGCTCGGCGAGGATATCTACCCGTCAGACCGTGGCCTGTGGATGGGCCGATGCTGTCACAAGGTTTCATTCCGAGAGGCGACTATCTGGGTCAATCCGAGCGGTCACACGGAGCCCCGATACGGCACAGAGACAAGCACGCTCATTCACGAGTTGCTACACTGTTTCTTCGCCTCGTGCGGGATGGATTCTGACAAACCGTTCGCAGAGTACGCGGTCAATCGGCTCGCGGACCTGTTGGGGAAAAACTACGCAACACAACACACGGCGGCGCCCTTCGGGGATGGATGACCTTCTCCCATCCTGGCAATCGCCCGCCGCCCTCAATACTAGCACACACTTGTTCCTATCTGTGTGCGTTTCTATCCCGCTCTCTTGTGGCAAGTCGTCCACACTAGAGCAAAGTCCGCCCTTGTGGCAAAGTCCGCTCAGTAGAGCAAAGCAGGAGAATTACCGATGGCAGACGAAGACACGAAAGACGACGTAAACCCCCTCCAAGTAACCGTAGACAAACTGACGGCAGAAAGCCAGAAGTATCACAAACGGGCGCAGGAGGCAGAGGCCGGCAACAAGGAACTGACCGAACGGCTGGACAAGATTGAGGCTGACACAAGGACGGCTGGTGACGCGGCGGCTCAGAAGGAACTTGTCGATAAGGGCAAGTTTGACGAAGCACTCGCGGCACAAAAGACTTCGATGCAGGGGCAGCTTGACGCTGAAAAAGCGGTATCTGCTGGCCTGTTGTCTGAGTTGCAGAACAGGCTTGGTCTTGGAGCACTCAAAGACGCACTCGCGGCAGAGGGCGCCAGACCCGAAACACTCGGGCAGGCCGCACAGTTGCTGCAATCTCGTGTTGAAGTCTCGTATGCTGATGGGAAGGTAACGGTAACAGCAAAGGACGAATCGGGCAACCCGTTGTTCGTTGACGGGAACGCAGGCACAGCGGCAGATGTCGTCAGGGCCTGGCTGCTTGAAAACAGCCACTTCAAACCACCGTCCGGCGACGGTGGCGGCGGACATACCGCTGGTGGCGGATCGAACGCGGACGGGATCACACAGGCATCGTTGCTTGCCGACCCGAATACACACCAAGAATGGGTTGCTAAGTTCCCGC